AGCGTTCCTCCCCGGGGGGCGTCGCCAGCCCCGGCCCAACCTGGCGACACTTTTCTTGGACCTGCTGACGAACCTCCTCCAGGCCTACGTGAACGGAGCTGCAGCCTCCGGGACTGGCTGTGGCTGTGAGCGGTGCTGCACGCCCCCGGCCTACTTCCCTCCGCTCCGCTCCAAGCCCTCGCCGTCGCGCCTCACCAGCAGGGAGCTGGAGGACCTCTTCAGCAGGCTCTGGGCGGACGTCGACCGCGTCGTGAAGAGGCAGCGGGGCATGCGGTGAGCATCCGCAGCCTCATCGAGGAGGCGCTGGTCGGCTTCATCGCGCGCATCGTCGGGCCCATCAAGGTGAACCCGCCCTTCACTGCGTACCCGGCGAGCGGCGCGGCCATCGCGCTGAAGAACGCCAGCGGGCAGCTCTACAACTTCTACCTGGAAGGCACGGGCGGCGTGTCGGTGCCCATCGTCTTCTTCAAGCACGACATCGACGGCACCGGCGTCACCATGCAGGTGCAGGGCAGCAGCGCCGCCAACAGCTTCGTCTCCTTCGCGCGCGAGGGCGAGGGCAGCAACTTCATCATCCACCCCGAGTACCCGGACGCGCACATCCAGACGCACGTCGCGGCTGGCGCGGCGCTGCACCTGCGCTCGACGGTGGACGGCGCGAACTACGTGGACGGGCTGGTCATCAAGAACGCCGGCGCGCAGCTGAACATGCGCGTCTTCGTCGAGGCCAACAGCACCACCGGCTCGACCATGACGAACGCCGCCTTCACCACCGTCGTCTACGGCAACGAGGTGACGGACACCACGGCCGCGTACAACCCGGCGACGGGCACCTTCACTGCTCCGCTGGCAGGCCGCTACGTCTTCTCGGCGAACGTGGGCATCGGCTTCCCCAACGCCACCGCCGTCAGCGTCTTCACCATCGGGCTCTTCGTCAATGGCACCGAGGTGGCGCGCGGCGTGGACATCGTCACCACCACGCCGGCAGCGGCGGGCACCTACTTCATGGGGGTGGAGGTCTCCAGCACGCTGAACCTCGCCGCCTCGGACGCGGTGCTGGTGAAGTGCTTCCAGACGAGCGGCGCCAACCGGACGCTGGACACCTCGGCGCAGGACAACCGGCTCACCATCCTCGGGCCGTTCTGATGCCCGACGTCGCCATCAGGTTCGGGGAAGCTCGGCCTGGTGAGCGCGTCGTCTCTCCGACGTTCAAGCCCCGCGACTACCAGCGGATGCTGATGAAGTACTTCGACCTCGGCGGGCTGCGCGCTGTCGCGGTGTGGCCTCGGCGCGAGGGGAAGGACATGACCTCCGGCGCCATCATCTGCCGCGAGGCGCACAAGCGCGTGGGCGCGTACTGGTGGGCCTTCCCGACCTACGCGCAGGCGAAGAAGGCAATCTGGGACGGCTTCACACGCGACGGTCAGCGGATCCTCGACGTGCTCTTCCCCCGGGCGATGCTGGCCCGAGACCCGAACAACACCGAGATGATGTTGCACCTGAGGAACGGCTCGACGGTGCAGCTGGTAGGCACCGACACCATCGACCGCCTCGTCGGTGCAGGCCCGCGCGGCGTGGTGTTCTCCGAGTTTGCGTTGTCACACCCCGGAGCCTGGGACTTCGTCCGGCCCATGCTTCGGGAGCGCCACGGCTGGGCTCTCTTCCAGTCGACCCCACGCGGCGAGAATCACCTGCATGAGCTGCTTCAGGTTGCGCAGCGCCGCGAGGACTGGTTCTGGCAACACTTCGACTCCTTCGCTCTTCACCCGGACACGCATGACGAGAGCTGCCCGGTATGCCTCGGCCAGGGCGCAGTGGGCGTCGAGCGCATGCTGCAGGAGGAGCGCGAGACTGGCATGCCCGAGGCGCTGCTCCGCCAGGAGTACCTCTGTGACTTCACGGCGGCAAACGTCGGCAGTGTCTTCGGCGATCTGGTCGAGCGCCTGGAGAAGGATGGCCGCGTCATCGGATTCGAGCACTCGTTCCACGACGTCTTCGCCTCCTTCGACCTGGGCCACGCCGACGCGACCTTCATCTGGTTCTGGCGCTGGAAGGGCAACGGCGTCGACATCCTCGACTGCTACGCCAACCACGGCAAGCCCATCCAGTTCTACCTCGACGTCCTCGCCGAGCAGCCCTACCAGTACGCGAAAGTCTGGCTGCCCCACGACGCGCGGGCGAAGACCATCGTCACCGGGACGTCTGTCGTCGAGCACTTCCTGCAGGACAGCCGCTTCACGGACAAGGTCGCCATCACGCCCGAGCTGGCGATTGCCGACGGCATCCAGGCCGGCCGCGCCGCGCTGATGATGCCGGGCACGCGGATTCACAGCGCGTGCAAAAAGAAGCTCATCCTCGGCTACTCCGGCGTCCAGGCGCTGCGCCACTACCATTACGAGTTCGACGAGGAGAAGCGCGTGCTGGGCAAGAAGCCCGAGCACGACTGGTCCTCGCACGCTGCTGATGCGTTCCGCTACCTGGGAGTCGTGGCGAAGGTGTCGGGACTCGCGATTCCGGAGCGCAAGGAGCGCCCACCGGGCCTCATCCTCGACGACCTCGGCCCCATGACGCCGAGGCGTGGCAGACTGTGACAACCGTGAACGGAACCGCCCATGGCTGACAACACCACGCTGATGTCGTCCGCGAAGGACTTCGACACCGACGCCGCCGGGTGGGCGAAGCGGTGGAAGAACGAGTACGACGCCGCGCTCAAAGCCATCTCCAAGTGGCAGGAGACCGGCGACGAGATTGTCCGCGTCTTCAAGGCGGAGACGAAGGGCGCTGGCGTCCGTCCCGAGACGCGCACCGCCGCCACGCGCATCCCGCTCTACACCGGCAACGTGCAGACGCAGCGGGCGATGCTCTACGGCGAGGAGCCGCAGGCCGCCGTCGACAACCGCTTCCACGACGCCAACGACGAGCAGGCCCGCGTGGCCGGGGAAATGCTGGAGCGGCTGCTCAACGACGACCTGACGCACCCCAAGGACACCTTCCAGCCCGTCCTCGGCTACGCGCTCGACGACTTCCAGCTGCCTGGAGCGGGCGTGATGCGCTGGCGCTACGAGGCCACCTTCGGCGCGACGGGCGACGAGGCCGAGGCCCAGGACGACGCGGCCGACCCGGAGGACGCCGAGGGCGACGCGGGCGAAGTGGCGCAGGTGAAGGAGAACGAGCACGTCACCGCCGACTACGTCCACTGGCGCGACTTCCTCTGGGCTCCGTCGCGCACCTGGCTCGACTGCCGCTGGGTCGCGTTCCGGGCCTACCTCACCATGGACGACGCCAAGAAGAACTTTGGCGAGGACGTGGCGAAGAAGCTGCCGTTCAGCAAGGGCGCCAGCAAGGCCGACGGCAAGGCGCGCCAGGAGGACATGCTCAAGGAAGACCCGTGGAAGCGGGTCGAGGTCTGGGAGATTTGGTCCCGGGAGCACCGCCGCGTCTTCTGGTGGGTGGACACCTATCCCGAGGTGCTGAAGGTCATCGACGATCCGTACCAGCTCGACGGCTTCTTCCCGATGCCCGAGCCGCTGATGGCGAACCTCACCACGTCGGGCTTCCTCCCTCGCCCCGACTACGCGCTCGCGCAGGACCTGTACCAGGAGTTTGACGAGGTCTCGTACCGCGCGCGGCGCATCGCCGAAGCCATCAAGGTTCGCGGCGTCTTCGATGCAAAGAACAAAGTACTCGGGCGCATCCTGGAGGAGGCCTTCGACCAGGACATGATTCCCCACGAGAACTGGGGACAGTTCTCCAAGGACGGCGGCATCGACGGGGCCATCCAGTTCCTCCCCATCGACATGCTCGCCACGGTGCTGGAGCAGCTGCTCGCCTACCGGATGCAGCTGAAGCAGCTGCTCGACGAGGTGACGGGCAACGGCGACGTGATGCGCGGTGCTGCTGCCTCCGTCGGTGAAGAGCAGACGGCGACCGAGACGCGGAGCCAGGTCCGCTTCGGCTCGGTGCGGCTGAAGGCGAAGCAGAAGCGTTTCGAGCGCTTCGCCTCCGAGGCGCTGGCGGTGAAGGCGGAAATCATCGTCAAGCACTACTCGCCGGAGACCATCGTCGAGTGCAGCAACATCCAGAACACGCCCGACGCGCAGCAGGTGCCCCAGGCGCTGCAGCTGCTGAAGGACAAGTTCTGGTTCTACCGAATCGCGGTGAAGCCCAACTCTGTCTCGCTGCGCGACATGGACGCGGTGAAGACCGAGCGAGTGCAGCTGTTGGAGGCGCTCTCGCAGTTCCTCACCGGCTTCGGCCCGGTGATGCAGCAGGCGCCGCCGCTCGCGCCCATGTGCATGCAGCTGCTGAAGGCGACGCTGGCCGGATTCGAGGCGAGCAAGGAGCTGGAGGGCATCATCGAGGGCGGCATCCAGGCCTGGACGCAGGCGCAGCAGCAGCAGGCCCAGCAGGGACCGCCGCCGGACCCGAAGCTCATCGCGACGCAGATGAAGGCCCAGGCGGACATGCAGAAGGAGCAGGTGAAGAGCCAGCTCGACCAGCAGCAGGCCGCGCAGGACCACAGCCAGCGGCTGCAGGAGATTCAGGCAGAGCTGCAGGCGGACATCACGAGGCAGGAAGCCCAGGCGCACTGGAACATCCAGGAGGAAATCGCCAAGGGCTCGATGGAGGCGCACGCCAACGCGGTGGCGCGCGACGCCGACCACCAGAACCAGCTCCACCTCGCCGGGCTGAAGCAGTCCGCGCCGCTGCAGCGCCCGCCGAAGGGGAACGGGAAGAAGTGAGCCACGACCTCGCGGTGCTCGTCATGTGCGTGGGCATCACGCTCATCTTTTGGGTGGGCTGGTTCTGGAGGCCAAAGTGAGACGGACCTGGGTGTACCGGAAGAACGAGCAGACGGGCGAGGTGGTGGCGGAGGAGATTACGGCCGAGCCCATCGAGTGGATCAACGGCGGCGTCCGCTACGGCACCGAGACGCTGGAGAAGATGCGCAAGCAGGGACTCGTCCCGCCGGAGACCTTTGCCGAGAAGTGGAGGGCGAAGGGCGCGGAGAAGGAGCGCATCGCGCGGCTGGCCGCCGGTGACGTCTCGCAGGTGAAGAACGACGCGGCGGCGGTGGCGCGCAAGCGCGAGCTGTACCAGCGGCTTACCAACTACCGGCCCGAGCAGTACCGCGACGCTCCGTTCAAGAGGCGCGGATGAAACCGCAGGGCGCAGCGCAGCTGCTCACCGCTTCGACGATGACCGGCACCGTCACGTCTGCGTCCATCGACATCCGCTGGGTCGACAACGTCGCCTTCCAGTTCAACTTCACCGGCACGCCGACGGGCACCTTCTTCATCGACGGCACCATCGACAACAGCAACTGGAACGCCCTCGTGCTGACGCCCGTCCCCGTGGCGAGCGGTTCGGCGGGCAGCATCCTCATCAACCTGGCTGAGCTGGGCTTCCCGTACATCCGTTGCCGGTATGTCGCATCGGGCGGGACGGGCTCGCTCGACGCCTGGATCAACTTCAAGAGCCTCGGGCAGTGAGCTACTCCCAGTACCCCACGCCACTGCCGGACCAGACCGGCAACTCGGGCAAGTACCTCTCCACGGACGGGACGACGCCGTCGTGGACGACCATCTCGCTGTCGACGAACAACATCACCGCCGCGCCGCCGCCGTCGAGCCTCACCCTGTCCGGCAGCGTGGTGACGAGCGGCACCGCCGTCGCCGTCATCATCGACAACACCAACGCGCTCAGCACCTCGGGAGACAAGCTGCTCAGCCTCCGGGTGGCGGGCTCCGAGAAGGCCTACGTCGACCGGTCCGGCAGTCTCGTGGCGCTCTCGGTGTCGGCCACCGCCTCGGGGAGCTTCGACAGCCTCATCGTCCGGGGCGACAACACCTCGACCAACGGGCAGCTGCTCACCATCGGCTCGGACGTCATCACGAGCGGCATCTTCGACTTCAACTCCGGTGGCCCGACGCCGCTGCCGGTGCGCTTCCGCCAGACGCTGGCCGACGGCGCCTCGTCGGTGGCCTACGCCTTCGACACCTCGACCGCCTGGAGCAACGCCGGGGCGAAGCTGCTCAGCATCCGCACGGGCGGCACGGAGCAGCTCTCGGTCAACACCACCGGCGACGTGAAGCCGACGACCTCGGCCAGCGCCTCCCTCGGTGGCTCCAGCAACCGCTGGCTGGCCGGCTGGTTCGACACCGCCAACGTCACGAGCATCAACGCCACGCTCGACAGCTCGCACACGTACCTGGCGCTGCCGGTCTCGGCGAGCAGCCCGACGCTGCAGGGCTGGACCGCCGACGGCGCGGCAGCCATCTCGGTCATCATCAATGCGGCGACCTCGCTCGCCACCTCCACCGCGCGCATCGTCAGCTTCCAGAACGCCGGGACGGAGAAGGCCTGGGTCGACTCCACCGGCATCGTCCACACGCCCCAGGTGATGGGGACGGGCAACACGAACACCCGCGTCAGCCTCGCGGCCAGCAACCCGACCATCGTCGCCGGCGACCAGGCGAACGGCGCCTCGGCCATTGGTGTCACCATCCGGACGGGAGTCGCATACTCGACGGCTGGCTCGAAGATCATCTCGTTCCAGAACAGCACCACCGAGAAGGCCTTCGTCAGCCAGGCCGGCCTCTACGGCGGCACCGTCGGCACCGCGACGCTCGCCGGCACCACCAGCGCGGCCACTGCCACCGTCAGCAACGTCTTCGGGCGACTGACCTGCGGCGCCTCGGGGCTCCTCGCGGCTGCCACCATCACCGTTACCAACACCGTCTGCACCGCGACCAGCATCATCACGGTCGTGTTTGAGAACACGGCGAGCACCTACAAGGTGGCGCCGGGCGCCGGCAGCTTCGTCATCACCGTCACCACCGCGCAGAACGCGAGCGACAAGATTTCCTTCGCTCTGCAGGGAGCCGGGAACTGATGCGCTACCTGCTCGGCACCAACGGCGGCGGCACGGCGAAGCTCGGCTTCTGGACGCGCGTGTGGCGCTGGTTCCGGAAGCCGCCGGCCACGGTGCAGGTGCGGATGCACGTCGAGGTGCTCCGCTTCCAGCAGGAGGCCGAGGCGGCACGGCAGGCCCAGGCGCAGCTCGAACGGATGAGGATGCGATGAGCGACGAGGACGAGCAGCTGCGCAACCTGGCGAACGGCAACTTCGTCCGCTCGCCCTACGACGTGCCGGTGGCGAACGAGACCGAGGTACCGGTCGAGGCGCTGCAGACGCTCTGGGACAGGGCCAAGCAGTCGAAGCTCGGCCGGGCGCTGCGCGGCTACAGCGGCGCGGACCTCGCGGGGGACGTCGTGGGCGCGGGCGAGACGGGCCTGGCGCTCGACACCGGCGCGCTCTCCATGCCCGTTGCTGGCCTGGCCGGACTGGGCGGGGCGCTCGTCGATGCCGTCCACGGCGACGACACCTACCCGCGTGCGCAGCGCTGGCAGAACGCGGTGCAGGAGAACCTCACCTACCATCCGCAGACCGAGCAGGGGCAGAACAACCTGGACGCCATCGGGCAGGTTGCCGAGCTGCCGCACCGGCTCGGGGACAAGGCCTACGCGATGGGCGTGCCGCCCAGCCTCCTCCTCGGACTGGAGACGCTGGCCGACGTCGAGGGGCCGGAGGCGCTGAAGGCGATCCGCCGCGAAGCGGTGGGGGCGAAGCTAGCCGCCGAGCTGCGCAAGACCGTCGAGGGCGGCGGCTCGATGAACAAGGCGCGGGCGGCGGCACGGGCCGAGGTGGCATCGGTGCCGTGGAAGGAGATGACTGCCCCAGAGGCCGAGGCAGCGGCGCTGGAAGGCAGGCACCTGAAGCTCGACCCCACGACGGGCGAGGTCATCGGCGGGCCGCCGGGCGTCACCACGCTCGACGAGGTGGACGCCGCGCGCGAGCACGCCCTCCAGCGCTCCACCGAGGGCGCGCACGGGATGGACTGGTACGACCGCCAGTCGGAGATGCTCCATGAGCTGGCGCCGGGGCGCGAGGACGCGCTCGCCAAGGGCATCGCCACCTACTCGCCCCAGGCCGACCCAGGGACGAACCTGAGCTGGACGGCGGCGAACTGGAACAAGCTGCTCGTCGACCCCGAGGCCAAGACGCTGACGCTGGAGGGCGCGCCGAAGACGCGCCAGCAGGCGCAGACCTTCCTCGACACCGTGGGCCACGGCGCGGGCTCGGAGCAGATTCCCGGCGGCATCAAGGTCGGCGCCTTCGTCAACGACCTGCAGAAGGGGCCAGGCGCCCACCCGACGAACGACCTCTGGACCGGGCGCGGGCTGAGCCAGTACGGCGACAAGGAGACCCGTGGGCTCGCGCCCCACGAGCACGGGTACGCCAGCGGCGAGACGCAGCTGCTCACCAAGGAGCTGCGAGACGAGGGTGTGAAGGGGCCACTCGGGCAGGACTTCACCGAGCCGCGCCAGGGCCAGGCCGCGCTGTGGACCGGCGGGCGCCTCGGCACCGAGCTGGAGGGCAAGGAGTACGGCAGCAAGCCCTTCGACGAGCTGTCCCCCGAGGCGCAGACCCGGGCGTTGCGGAACAGCTCGACCGGCTACGACACCGAGGTACCGCAGCTCACCGCGAAGATGACCCGCGAGGTGATTCCGGCGCGCGTCTCGGGCCACATGAGCGGGCTGGTGGACGCGCCGTTCTCCGAGAAGATGATGTTCACCCGGCAGGCGGAGCCCTTCCATCGGGACATCCCCATGCACGCGACGGGGACGCTGAACCTGCCGACGGGGCGCGGGCTCGGCGAGTTTCAGAACGCGCTCGGGGAGACGGAGTACAACCCGAACCTCACCAGCCGGATGCTCGCCTCGTTCGAGAAGGGCGGCGGGCCGGGCGTGGAGGACGCCGCAGGGCGCATCCTCGACACGCTCGCCACCTACCACGGGGCGACGGACGTCCAGGCGGGCGTGCCGTACCACATGGTGAAGACCCGAGGCGTGCCCGAGGGCAAGCAGAACGCGATGAGCGTCCGCTACCTCGATCCGGGCAGCCACCCGATGGCTCCGGACACGATGGGAATCGGCAACGTGCGCACCATCGCCATCCGCGACGCGCTCAAGGCGAAGGGACTGAACCTCCTCGACACCGGTGACGGCACCTTCACCATCGCCGGGCCGGAGTACGGCGGCAGCAAGGCCCGGGACTTCAAGCAGCGGATGTCCGGCGTGGACCTCAACGTCCCCGGGCTGGAGCTGGAGACGAAGCCGGGCAACTACCGGGGCAACTACATCGACCTGGAGAAGGAGTGGGCCGCGCCGCAGGGGCAGGGGAACGTCACCCAGCGCCTGGTGGACGCGCTCCGCGCCGAGCCGCAGGTGACGGAGCGGCTGCAGAACCACTCGAACATCGAGGCGACCCGGCTGCGAGGACTGAACATCGCCGAGGACGCCGCGATGGAGCGCGGAGTCTCGGGCGCGCCCCGGGCCGACGTCCGGAAGCTGCGCGACGTGCTGATGGAGAAGGGGCCGAAGGGCCTCGTGGAGATGACCAAGGGCTGGAAGAAGGCGGACTGGGTGAAGTCGGGCCTACCCGTCGTCGCCGGCATGGTGTTCGCCGACCAGGCGAGGAGGAACGATGGCGGATGAAGTGGTGACTGCAGTCGAGGAGACGAACGACAGCGCCGGGCAGACCAGCCTGCGCAGCACGCTGGAGGGGGCCTTCGAGGCCGCCGAGGCGCCGGATTCCAGCGATCACAAGGAAACTTCCGCTGCTCCGGTACAAACGGAAACGTCTGTCCCAGACCCCGAGCAGGTCGGCGTCCCGGTCCGCGACGAGAAGGGACGGTTCGCCCCCAAGACTGCCGCTGAGACTGCCCAGGAGGCCCAAGGCCAGCCGAAGAACGGCGCCATCGGCCAGACCCAGCTCCCCACCTCCACCACGCCCCAGGGGGCGCCTGGGCGCTTCGACAAGGCCCCGCCGGACTGGGGACCGAAGGGCCGGGAGGCCTGGGGCAAGGTGCCGCCCGAGGCGCGCGAGGAGGCCTACAACCAGTTCATCAACGCCCGGAAGGCCCTGAGCTACGCGGAGAACGTCCGCAAGCAGGCCGCCGAGCCGCTGCAGAACGTGGTGAGCATCGCGCAGGGCAACCCCCACGCCTTCAACGGGCGCGACGTCTTCGCCACCCTCGGCCGGCTGGCTTCCATCAGCAACACCTTGGAGAGCCCCTCGACGCCGATGCCGGTGAAGGCCTCGATGATCGCCGAGTGGCTCGACGGCTTCGGCATCCCCGAGCAGCTGCTGGCCGCTGCCATCGACGCGCGCCGTGGCGGCAAGCCGCTGCCGGGCGTGCAGGGCTGGGGACCCGGTAACACCACCGTCAGCAACGCCCCGCCCCAGCAGTTCCGGGACCCACGGGTGGACGACCTCTTCCGCACGCTCCAGCAGCAACACCAGCAGGCGGTGGTGCAGGAGCACCAGGCCGCGCAGGGCGAGGTGGCGGAGTTCAGCCAGGGCAAGGAGTTCTTCAACGACGTCCGGCACCTCATGGCCGACATCGTCGACCTGAAGCACGCCCGGAAGGAGAAGTACACCCTGGACGAGGTCTACCAGCTGGCCTGCAACATGAGTCCTGAAGTGCAGGGCGTCATGCGACAGCGGGAACAGGTGTCACGCACCTCTCCGGCCGCCGTGGGCCGGGCTCGGGTGGCCGCTGGAGCCACGCTCCGAAGCTCCGGGGTTGCACCGCAGGCCGCGTCCGACGACAATTCGGTTCGCGCCCTCCTTGAGCAACAGTTCAACGGCAGGTAGCGCCCGGGACCTGGCCGCCCTCGGCCGGACGATTCGGTGAGTGCAGAGGGAGTCGCACCCCCGACGCCAGGGGGACCGGCGACCGCCTCGGGGCGGTGACGCGGAGTCAGGCACTGACCGCGTCATCCCCCACGAGGAGTCTCCGCAATGGCATTTCCCGGTACCCCCACGGCGATCACCGACATCGTCGCGACCACCATCGAGTCGCGCACGGGCGAGATTGCCGACAACGTCACCCAGAACAACGCCGTCCTGGCGCAGCTCAAGAAGGGCAAGCGCATCCAGAAGTTCTCTGGAGGCAGCATCATCGCCCACGAGCTGTCGTTCGCCAGCAACGGCAACGCCGGCTTCTACTCCGGCTACGACCTGCTCCCGGTCGCAGCGCAGGACGTGATCAGCTGGGCGCAGTACAACATCTGCCAGGCCGCGTGCCCGGTGGTCATCAGCGGGCTGGAGCAGCTGCAGAACGCCGGGAAGGAGCAGGTCATCGACCTGCTTGAGGCCCGCATCCAGGTCGCCGAGGCCTCGATGGCGAACCTCATCAGCGCCGGCCTGTACTCGGATGGCACCGGGTACGGCGGGAAGCAGGTGGTCGGTCTGCAGGCGGTGGTTCCCACCGCAGGCTCGACCGGCGCCGTCGCCACCGGGACCTACGGTGGCATCGACCGGTCCGCGAGCATCAGCACCTTCTGGCGTCCGTACTACCAGCGCGACACCACGTTCACCTCCGCCACCATCCAGGCGGACATGAACAGCCTCTGGGTGCAGCTGGTCCGTGGAAGCGACCGGCCGGACCTCATCCTCACCGACTCGAACGGCTACACCGCCTACCTCGCGTCGCTGCAGACCAACCAGCGCTTCACCGCCGCAGCCACGGGCGAGGCCGGCTTCGTTTCGCTGAAGTTCATGGACTGCGACGTCATCCTCGACGGAGGCATCGGAGGCCAGGCGCCCGCGAATACCATGTGGTTTCTAAACACCAAGTATTTGAAGTGGCGTCCGCATTCTGAGCGCAATTTTGTTCCTCTTTCTCCGAGGACCCGTCAGGCGATCAACCAGGACGCAGAGGTCACCATCCTCGCCTGGGCCGGCAACCTGACCTGCGGCGGAAACCAGTTCCAGGGCCGCATCGGCAAGACCTAAGCCCAAGGAAAGGAAAGGACAAACAACATGGCATTTCCTACTGCTGCTCAGCTCACCTTCGTCGCCGTCGACCTCATCGGCGCGAACATCATGAACACCGGCACCACCAAGCAGTTCGCCCTCGGGACGATCTGCAAGGGTGTCGACACGGGCTCGCTCGGCTACGGCCAGGCGCAGTTCATCTACCTCAAGGGCGTCGCGTCCACTGCGGCCGGCGACCTCGTGGTCTACGACCCCGTGGCGGGCACCACCACCCGCTCCGTGATCGCCAGCCGTGGGCAGGTGGCGGTGGCGATGTCCGCCAACGTCGCCAGCCAGTACGGCTGGTACATGGTGCAGGGACAGGCCCCGGTGAGCACCACCGCTGCCGGCACGGGCGCCGCGAACGCCAGCCTGGAGCTGACCGCCACCCCGGGTCAGTGCACGGTGGGCGGGGCGAACCACGCCTACTACGTGCTGAACGCGGTCTGTAAGGCGGCCCAGGACACCCCCAGCTCGGGGTTCACCCAGGTCAGCCTCTCGTACCCGTTCATGAACGGCTTCACCGCGACGGCACTGGCGACCGCCTAGTCGACCTCGGGCAGTGAACTGGACCCGGGGGAGCTGCGCGCTCCCTCGGGTCTTTCTTCAAGGAGGCCTGCGTGGCGACCCGGATTCTCAACGGCGTGACCATCGACGATGCCGGCGTCATCCAGTGCTCGACGGCGGGCGCCGTCGCGACCAACTCCGCCTTCCGCCCCGGCTTCCAGCTCGACGCCTCGGGCAACCTCTGCATCGTCGCGGAGGCTTCGCAGGCGCGCCGGTACATCGGCGGCCTCGCCTTCGACACCAGCAACGGGAAGCTCATCTACGCCGCGAGCGGCACCATCGCCTCCTACGTGGCGGGCATCCCCATCACCGTGAACGGTGCCGTCGTCACCGTCGCCGCCGCCACTGCCGTTGGGTACGTGGCCGGCATCGCCCTCACCGCTTCGGGCACCCAGGCCAACGGGGCCCCGTGACAGTCGTTAACCCGCAGTCAGAATCGAGAGTGCACCGTGTCACTTGAGAAGGTCCGCAACGCCGCCGCCCTGCAGCTCCTCGGGCACATCTGGGACATCCACTTCCCGAAGGGGAAGGGCTTCAACGACGACCAGTTCCGGCTCCTCTGCCGCGACAGCCTCGTCCTGGCCGACGTGTTCCTCGGAGTCGCCGCGCTCCCCCAGCACGAGCTGCTGAAGGTGGGCCAGCCGAAGCCGCCGCCCGCCCCCGCTGCTGAGCAGACGGTGGAGGTGGCGTCATGAGGGTGGACACCGC